TCTTTTGCGCTCAGCAAGTTAGCTGATTTATCACCTACTACCACCCGTCGTATTTATTTGGACACAAATTACATACCCTCACCTGATGTCCTTGAAAAATTATGTCTATCACTTTATTGTAATCCTGGCGATTTGTTGGGTATTACTAGTAAACTGGGTTTATCTGTAACGGTGTGTTCAGGTGTTTAGTCCAGCAGATTACGAATTAGCTGCCCGCGTTATGGGTCTTCCCGTACCGCAAACTCCGGCTGAAATGGCAGCAGCCACTCCGATTACTGCCCGAGTAGTCCGTGAATTTGCACGTGGCATTCCCCCTATGCCTGGCATGGAGAGCGAAGGAATTTATACAGGAGCTACTCGCTCACTTAATGCGTACCCTAGCAATACTCAGCCTATGCTCCAGGCTCAGCTATCTTCTAGGTTACGTACTGAACCAGAACGCCCGCATGAAGATGATTATTTGATGGAGCTTATTTCTCAGCTAGACCCTGAGGAGTATGACTTGATTATGGATCTTCTGACTAAGCTTGCTGAGCAAGGTGACGAGCATATGGATATGTTGTCTAGTCAACGTCCTGCAGAATACGACACTCCCAATTTGGGAGCTAATTATTCAATGCTTAATGCGCCTTCATCTAGCAGAATTCCGCCCTCACAGGAATATCAAACACTTTCATGAATAACTTAACGCTTCGTCAAAGACAACTTAAGGAGCGCGATGTTCGTAAATTTGCTCCTGAATTAGATCCTAGTGCCTTCATGAGCATGTATATAGAAAGTAATTTCCCACAGACTGTGGCTTACCCTTCTGCTCAACAACTTGCTCTAGGATTAGAGAATATAAAACCGGAAAATCCGCTAAAATCAATGAAGAAACCGCTCAGCGGGACTCAATATGACAATCCCGGAGGTTCGTAATGGCTAGAGTTACTCGTTCAGGCGGACAAACAGCTTCTGGTGGAGGTGTTGGGGGTATGGGTCTACTAAACTCTGTTATTGGTGAGATAATTGCTGAGGTGTTTGCTAATAGTGTAGGTTCTGTAATAAAACCAGGTGGAGGAATAGTAGCTCCTCCTATTCCTGCCGCACAGGGTTCTAAATATACGCAGACTGCGCCTGATGTTATAGCTATTCAACGCCAGGTAGATGATGAGAACTCTCGTCGTGTACTGGTCAATGAAACAGCTCAAAAATTCGGGAGACCACTAATACCTTATTTAAATGCCCAGGAGATTATTCAAGGTATCGTCGATACAAATCGTCAACTAATGGACGAGGCTGGTGCACGTGAACGCGCTATTGCAGCGATTCAGGCCCAAGGTGAGGTTCAGAAAGCAATCGGCGGTGGTTTAGCAAATGCAATCGGTACTGGTTTAACAGGTAGTAGCCAAGTTATTAGTCAAGGTATCGCTACCGGAGGTCAACGTTTTGACAACCAAAGGCAGTTAGAAGAACTTTCGAGGGCAGTATAATGAGTTCTGGTCTTTTAAAATTATTATACGGTTTAAGTGGACTAGGATTGACAGCTGGTGCTGGTTATCTTGGTAGTGAACTTTCCAATCGAACCAGCAGATCACCAAGTTCAACTCCGCCTGGATCGCCTTCACCTGCTGGCAGCGTAAATCCGAACACCGGGGCCTCGCCTCCTTTTGTACCCGCAAATAATAATCCTAATTCTCCCGGTGGTCGACCTACTTATGATTCTCCACCTATTCCGAAACCTAGCGGTAATCAAGATATTGGTCAGCTTGAGGCGGTAATACGACTGTTCGATCAGACCTCGCAACGAGAGGCAAGAGAAAGTAGAGCATTTTATCCGCAGCGCACAGCAATTGACTTTGCTGATTTTGAAAGACGTGAAGCAATAGCTCGCGCAAATACACTTGAGCGTCAGCGCGAAAGGACTTCTCGTGAAACGGAACTAGCTACTATTAACGCGTGGCAAAAAATAACTGAAGCAAGCATAAATAGGGATACACAACTTGCTTATGGCATGATGAATTTAAGCGCAACATTAGGGATGCCGAACCCAAATGTTTTAACTGCGCTTTCTCCTGTAACCCAGCAGGCTATTGCTGCTTTCAAACCGGGGACTCCCGTTTAAAAAAATGACTGTTGCTGGAATTGCTGGTGTTTTGGGTCTAGGTCAACAGGTTTTGGGTCTGGGTCAGGGAATATCCAATCTGTTTGGAGGCGATAAAAGCGGTCAGAAAGCGGCCAACCAAGCCGCTTCTGATGCGAATTGGTGGGCCACGCAAACTGCTAACACAGGCGGTGGCGGCGGTGCTGCCATGGCAGCGCCTATAGATTACTATGCTCTGTATGGAGCTAAAGCAGCGGCAGAGAATAATCCTCTCACTGCAGCTATGCAGAGTCTTGGTATTTTACAAGGCTCTTTTGGTGGTGCCTTAGGTCTAGAAGGTAACACAATTGCTTCTAGTCAACTAACTGTACTAAAAGAAGCTTTAGACCGAGCGCAAAAGCAAACAGCGGCTCAGTCTGGAGTAGCGGTAGCTACTGCCGGTGCTGGTCTTGAACAGCAAAAGTTACTAGGTCAAGGAAAGTTATCGACTGAACTTGAGGGTCCTAAACTATTATCTCAGGCTGCTACTAGCGCACTAAACGCTGAGAATACATTAGCTGGTCAATTAGGTCAAGCTAACGTTGGTGTAAAAGCTCTACAAGAACAAGCCAGAGCCTCAGTAGCTCAACAACAAGCAAATACACTTGCTGATGTATTCAGGACTAGAGCTGAAACATCTGGGCGATTAGCTTTAGGATCGCAAGCTCGTGAATCAGGATTGCAACTTGATCAAGCTAGAACTGTTGGAGATATAAAACGAATACAGGCGCAGACGTACTCAAACCTTGCAAATATTCGAGGTCAGACCAAAGCACAGTTAGCAATTAAACAGTTTGGAGCCAACCAAGCACTAGCTGGCCAACGCTTTTTTGCGTGATTAAAGCAGCTATTGGTGACTCAACCACGGTGGGTTCGTGGTTAGCCCTACTCAATAAAGCTCAGAGAGATTCGTTTACTTATTACGCTAAAAACAGCGTAAGCGATATTGAAGCTTACCTGTACGCTCGATTCTTAAAGCCAAACTACGCAGGGTCTATATCGGACATAACCGCGTGGGTGCAGGAAAAATACCCTAAAAGCGACTTACGAAAAGATCTATTAATCGAAGTAGATGCACTTAAAGTAGATTTACATAATGTTAGGCAGATGACGGTAAACGGAATGCTAGATTATGCAACAGCTGCCACCAAGATTGCAGTGCTCCAAAAAGAACTACGTAGTCATATTCAAGCTGTCCGGCAGTTAACAGACGGGGTAGATCGTCGCGGACTACTTCTTGCTGGAGCCGATCGTTGTTTGCGTGAGTTAATGAATAGTTTCCAAGATCAGCCTACGATGAGTGCGCTCATTGAAGATGCCTCCATTGTTATTTGGAGCACGATTGAACGAGAGGAAAAAACTTAAATAACTATTCAATTAGTTCTAGAAGAGCAAGAATATTAACAACTGGTGTTCTAAAAATGCCCATAAAATAGTCATTCACACCAAGAGACATCACGAGCTCTTCTTCGTTCTCAATAAAGCACCCGAAAGGAAGGATGCATGCGGGTTGATTTGATACGTCGTTACCCAAACAATCGGTCCACGTAATCAAATCGTCTTGAGTAGACCCCACAAAAAGAGGTTCTCTTATCACTCGCGTAATTTTTGTCTGTTGTTCATCAAGTGTGTATGCGCCCAGTGAGTATAGAAGGTAAGGTCTTTTATCTAATTCGTACACCATATACTTCCAATGAAAAAACACGAGCCATTCATCACCGACAGCAATAGGCGCCGTGGAGTTAAATGTTTGGTGATCACCTGTTAGTTTTTTTAAACAAGATGAATCAATTGTGACGTCAGCTTTGCCTGGTGATTTTATGGATAAAGGAACCGTCGAGTACAGGAGTTTGAGTTGGTCTTTGTCTGTGTAGAAGCACCAATTTTTTTCTGACCCTCCTTCTTGCAGATTGGTTCCTATATCAGGGAATACACAGTCGACTAAAGCACCAAATTTACTTACGGTACCAACACAAATTTTGGGTGTTTTTATAAGTTTATGTTTAGTCGTATCCCATTTAGTGGCATACGTGCTTGTGACAAATTGACACTGTAAATTGTCGTCAGGGCTAATAAACAATCGGGGATCTTCGTAGCTAAGTCTGTGCTTGCTAGGTTTTAAGTTACGTGCTGCGACGATTGACTCATCGTTAAAAAGCTCACCGATATATAAGTCTGTGGGCGTGTTGTTGTAGTAGAAATATTTATTATCGTGTCTGAAAATAAAAGGCTCAGGTTGTGATCGCCACGCGATTAACGTTGAATTTCTGTGTTTTAAAATGCACGGGCTGAAGTTTGCTACGTTTGTTTCAGGTAAACCATCGATTATTCGGGTAAATGTTCCTCCTATGCTTTTGGCCTGTTGGTAGACGGAAGGGTATCCAGTTTTTGTAGGGATTAAAACTGGCCTTACCGCACGGTTGTGGTACGTACGATAGCGATGGAATTGTAGGCTCATTTCGACATCTCCTCCATAGCCTTTTCAAAACCTTCGGCAATCTTATCCCATCGGTACGACGGGTTGGTTGTAACCTCGTAACAGTCATTCGCTACTTTCTCGGTCAGCTCTTTATCTTCATATAAGCTGGTCATCTTGTTTGCCATATCCTTAATATCAACAATACCCCGTTCCACTCCTAAATCTTTATCGTATATCCAAGCTGCTACATCAGCCAGTAACGCTTTGTTTTTCCACACCTCTGCAAACGACGTGTGGTTGGGCAACACCTGCGGTTTCTTACAAGCCGCATGTTCGAAAGAAACTAGACCCCAACCCTCCCCGTTAGCTGTGTTAACCCCAACATCGGATGCGTTGTATATCAAATTAAGAAGTTCATCAGCAGGAGCATTGCAGTAATCGATATTTGTGGTAGTCATTAATAATCGTTGTTCAGATTTAAGCCCTCGACGTTTCATCTCCGTCTCAAAGATAGCTCGGATATCCCATCCAAGATCTTTTTCACTCATGTGCAGGTAGAGCATAGTGTCGTCTTTATTTACTGCAAATTCCGCAAACGCTTTTATCGTCAGATCAATTTGTTTGCGTGGTTGATTTCTATTTGCATTTAGAACAATGTACTTATCTTCTGGTATCTGAAGTTGCTTACGAGCTTCTAGCTTATCTAGTGGGAAGAATTTACTTGTCTCTACCCCATGAGGTATTACCCCTAGTAATTTAGGTTTTACTCCTAATTGCATTACTCGCTGAGCTTGTTCGATCGTAAACGTGATTGCAAAGTCCCAGTCCTTCACAAACCGCATATGACTCTCAATGTACCACTGTGAGTCTAGTGGGAAGTAAGCAATAAATTTAAATTTATACTGATCTTTAAGTAGATGAACACGTTCCCAAACTTGATTTACTACCCAGATATCATTTAGACAGATTATAAAGTCGGGTTTTTCTGTGTCGACAATTTCAGGTAGACGTCCAATACCAAATCGATCCTGAGGATTTTTAGCTGCTGCTGGATAAACTTTAAAAGGCAGATCATGCGGATCACCTGAGTAGTTTATTCCTACAACTACAATCTCATGGTTCTTTTGGAGGTACTCTAAGATACTGTGTGTAACTCTACCAAACCCAGTATTTGAGAGGATATCTCCGTACCACAGAATTTTTGCCATTTGGGGTTAGAATCTTGCTATCAGTATACAGACAGTATTACCTTTTATGCCTAGTCGTGAAACTTTTGCTTACCGCCGCGCTCTACAAATGAGGGCGGCTAAAGCGTTTGACAGTGATGCTCCAGTTTTAGATACTATATTCACAAGGGCGGCTAGTGATTTCCAAACGTTTTGTACGTTGCTTGATAAGCCACCAGCAAGGCATATGTTGGAGTGGTACAAACATTTGATAACAGGAGATAGCAATAAGTATCTACTAGATATAGCAGGACCAAACCTTGACATACTAAGTCCTAGAGGTTCAGCGAAGAGCACTGTGATGAACATGTTTACCGCGTGGTGCATAGGTCGCCACACAGCCGCTAAAATGCCCCTACAAATTATCTATATCTCGTACAACATTAATACCGCTATACCGAAAAGTAGAATCATTAAACAGATAGTTGATTCGACCGAATTTAAAAAAATATTTCCCACTTGTCGGCTTAAACCGGGAATGCAGAGTGATGTAGGTTGGTCGATTGATTTTGACTACGCAGGCATATCTCGAGTTGGTGACGAAGAATTTACTCTTCGCGCTGCTGGTCTCAGAGGATCCATTACATCTAAACGAGCCCATTTATGCCTCGTGGATGACCCAGTTAAAAGTTCTGCAGATATACGCAACCCGACAATCCGTGAGGAGATGAATAATAATTGGTCGTCGGTTATTGCACCTATTATTTTTGAGGGTGGTCGAGCCATCTGTTTAGGTACCCGATTCCACCCATTAGATATTCACAAAACAATGTTTGTACCTGAACGAGGTTGGAAACAGGTTACCCAAGAAGCATTGACGTACGACAACGATAGTAATCCTGAAAGTTATTGGCCCGAACAGTGGAGTGTTGATTATTTACTAGGTCAAAAAGAGCTTGATCCTGTTGCTTTCGCTTATCAGTATCAGCAGCAACCGGTAATGACCTCTGATTTAATTCTCTCGCCTGATCTACTTGTAAAAGGAGATGTTGTAACAGAATTTGATTCGCTAGCAGTCGGTGTGGATTTATCAGCTAGCCGTAGTGAAACTTCAGACTATACTGCGATGGTCTTGGGTGGTAGGGTAAAGGATAAGTACTATATTATTGACGCGCATCAGGTTCGCTCTATAGGTAATCTTGAGAAGATTGATTTACTTTGTAAGATGCTCGTTGAGTGGGGGATCTTGGTAGAGAACGCAGCGGGTGAGTTGTTCCCGACATATTCCACGTGCACGTTAGTCGTGGAAGCTGTTGCGTATCAAGCATCGTTAGCGGCTGATCTTCGAAGAATTTTGTTGAATGATAAGGGACTTAGTAACATTCATATCCACGAGGTAAATGGGTTCAGAGGCGACAAAGTCTCTAGATTCAGGGGGACACTGGGTCTGCTGGAAAATAAAAAAGTAATTTTTAATCGGTACCGTAAATTTGATCTATTATTCGACCAGTTAATCAACATTGGAGCTACTTCGCACGATGACTTACTTGATGCATACACGCATTTAATCTGTTTTCTGCAACGCCGAGGTGGTTTCGAAATGGAGTATTGATGATTTCCGATAACGAACCAATACTTACTAACTACTTTATCGCCGTAACAGCGCACAATCCTTTAGAGCGATTTGACGTTCTTTTAAAAACTTTAAAAGGCTACATAACTCTTCCAGGTGTTAAAGACTTTTATATTTTTATTGACTTCGAACATAAACAAGACAAACAAGCTGTCTTGGACTTGTTACAACCTAATTTAGGTCCCTGTAATTTAAATATTATCGTAGCGGAACCTGAGTACGTAGGTTTCAGCCTTACTTGGGCGCATAAACATCTTTTAAAACAAGTTGTTCAGAATAAAACTTACGATTTTTATGTATATACAGAGAATGATATGTTATTTACACGTGAAAACTTTGACTATTGGCTTGCTTGGAAAGATAAACTTAAACTTTTAAATCTCGAACCAGGTTTTTGCCGGGTAGAACGCAGAGATAGTTTACTTATTCCTTTTGATAACCACAGAATCTGGGATTTAAACGGACCCACTAAAGCGGTGTGGGGAGATCGCCCCTATAACGTGCAAACTTTTATGACTCCTTGTGATGATTTTATTTGTTTTGCGTCCCTTGGTAATCCTTATATGGGAATGATGATACTGGACTCTGAAATGGCTGAGAAGTATGTCGTGTCTGAGAGCTGTGATCCCATAAGAAGTTTTGATTTAACGAAATTTCGTTGTTGGCCGATAGCTGACAGAAGTTCTTTAGGTCTTGCTTTTGAATCTCTTAGCACCGATCAAGAACACCGCCGAGTGGTGCCGTTAATTCGTGATGGAGATAAGCTTCGTATTGCTCCCTGCGGATTACTGGAACACTTAGACAACAAGTACAGTAACGTTTTATTAAAAAATCAAAACACATGCTTAGACATAACCACTATGTTTAAGTGCTAATAGGCTAGTTCTCATGTCAGATTTTTGGGATTTAAAGGGTGACGTTGTTGATTTCGGGTGCGGGACAGTTGACGTCGTTAATAAACCGGCACACTATAACCAGGGCTCTGTCGAGTGTATCGATGCTTTAAAATCTGCACTTGGGCATGAAGGCTTTAAATCATATTGCCGGGGAGCGTGTTTGAAGTATTTATGGAGGACAGAGCATAAAAATGGAGTAGAGGATTTAAAGAAATGTGAGTGGTATTTAAAACGTTTAATACAAATTTCCGAGGAATGCGGTTAAAATTAAAAAAAATCTGTCTTATGGATATTCGCGCTTTTGGTTCGTATTATGGACAGTCAGCAACACTACCGTATGGCAGTGGTTTCCACATAGTAACTTCGGGCAATATGGCTCGGGTGAATTTCCCTGCCTGCCGAGGTATCTTGGTCGAGCACATTACCGGTGGGAGCGCTTCTAAAGTAACTCTCGTGCTTACTGATTCTCAGGGCCAACTTTCACGTTTTGAACAGATCACGAGTACTACTTTGTTGCCTCTTAGCTGCACTGCTGTAGTGTCTGGTACCTCATCTCATTGTACCGCTCTATACTAATGAACACTCATAACGCTAATGCTTATGGTTTTGCTCAAGCTTATCAGATGCAGACTGCGGCAGCTGAGGCTCAACGACGAGCTAACCAATCAGCGGATACGGTATTCGAAGACATGTCCGCTCAGGATCAGACTGCATTAAAAGGACAACCTCAAGCTCCTGTAGCACCTACTGATTATTCGAGTGGAGGAGGTCAAGATGGGTTTGACCCCGCCATGGATACAGATGTAAGTATTTTGACAAGGGCTAAACGCAGAGCAGCCAAATATATTCAACAGGTTTAAGCTACTATGGTGACACTCGCGTCAACCTTGTATGCTTGTCGATTGCTTTCCTTACTTTAACGAGAAAGAACTTCTAGAGCTCCGCATCAGAACTCTTGAAGATTACGTTGACGGGTTCTTAATAACAGATGCCAACAGAACACACCGTGGTGATGAGAAACCTTTTACCTGCGTAGATACTCTTAAAGAACTAGGTATCGACGACAGTAAAGTACAGGTTTTACACGTTGAGCTGCCTTCTATTGAAGAAGCACCAGATCCGTGGTTACGTGAGCGAGCACAACGGGATGCTTTAGGTGTTGGGCTTCACATGCTTTCGGATGATACGTTATTCATTTGTTCAGATTGTGATGAACTGGTGAATCCC